GCTGAATTTCAGGTTTGGGATGTTCTGCGTGGTTGAGCTGGCTTCAATATACACAGTGCCGTTTGACATCATTACGATCTCGTAAGTATCGGCGACGCTAATTTGCAGGGGTGTTCTGAATGTTACGGTGTCCGAGGCCTCCACGGTTTCCGCTACAAAAGGAGCTTTGATCTTAAACTTGTTCGCGTCAACCTGGCCGGTAACGCGATGTTCACCATCATAATTGCCAGACCCTCCGATTGTTGCGTAGTCACCGGCAGAAGAACCATGAGAATCGCAGGGTATGCCGACTTCTCCGCTCCCTTCATCCGTCACGGCACCGGCAGTCAGCGACTTGGCATTGTATCCGAATATACCGCCGCTGCTTCCGGGGTCATAACCGGGGGCGATCAAAATCCCCTGCACGTCGAGAGCAGTTTGGTCAAGGTTCTTACAGCAGCTCCAGTGTTTACCTGCTGTATGAGGATATGCACTGTTGTCGTAACTACTTGGAGCCTTGTCCGCCAGGGCACTAAATATCGCCCTGTCAGAGCTTGTGGGCTTCGCAACGCCAGTCCCTGAAGCATCCATCCAGTTGCTGTTGTTATAGGAATCGCCGGAATCGTCATACTCCCCATCGCCGTCGTAAGAGGCGTCCCCTTCGCCCCTTAACGTAAAAGCTCCGCCTCGCCAGTATTTATCAGCCATAATTTACACCTCAATAACTTTTGTCCAATCCAATTCAAAAACACTTTTTTCAAAACCATCAAAATTCAATTCCCAAGCAAGTGCCTGACTACTACCGGTCGTGACTGTAACCCACGCACCTCGATACCAATCTCTTGATGTACCAACAAAATTAAAAGCAGCGTCCGGGGGCCAAGGGTCAACAGGAACAATACGAAAAGTGCATTCTAAATTCCAATCACCGGGGTCACCTCCACTACCGTCGTAGACCCAATCGCAATCTATCGGAACTTCTCCAATAAAAGCTCTTCTTGTTATACCATCGGCTGGCGGCTTATAAGTAAAACTACCCGCTCCTATCGTACAGGTGTCGCCGGGGTCGTGCTGCTCCCACCAAATTTTGACATCCATTATCAGGGTGCCAACTTCTTTGGCTGGAAAATGTTCGCCCGAACCCTTGGTGATTGTTATCTCATGCCAGTGTTTTGAAGTCCAATAATCATGGGAAACTGTACCGCTGGTGTCGTAAGTAACTGGCGGACCAATATCTACTACTACCATTCCGATATAGCCAACGCTCATAAAATTACAAACATGGTCAACATCTATCTCTGCTTCACAGTGAGCTTTTCCGGCAGCATACGCTGCTAAAGAAGTTGAGAAGTCGCTTAGTTGAGCGGTACTTTTATGTACCTGAGCCTCAACGTTACAGTATTGCCCGAAAATACGCAGTTGGGACAATGCGTCCCTTAAATCGTTCAGCAGGTCGTGGTGAATTTCGTAAACGGGATATTCCTTCATGGTTCCCCCGCCGCTGTCCAGCCATTCAGTAGAGACGGGGTCATGTCTTGCCGCAATCTTCGCTTCCACGTCCGTATTTGCCCTGTACGCGTCCCTAAACAGCTGCTCCGTGTCCTGGGCTATGTAATATTGGTCGTAGATCCATTCAGAGCCGCCCGGCCGCTCCATGTTGTCAAAAACTTCCTGGGTAACAAGGTAACGAAAAATCCAGAAGTCATAATGGATGCCGCCGACGTCCCCGAACCAGACTAATTGGTCGTCGGGTCCGCCTGTGAAACCTGGCGGGGTGCCGAGCTCCCCAGGCCACATCATCGACACCATCTTGCCGTTTATGTCAATCTCTTTTCCGAAGCGGCCTTTTTGTACGCGGTCCTGGTCCCAGTGCTGCGTGTGCCGCCAGATTCTTCTCCAGCAACCTCTCGGCAATGGGTATCGACGTAATGCCAATTCACGCCAGCCGGCCGTCGGGTCCGCATCGTGCAAAGTCAAAAGATGATAATGCTTTTGGTAGGTAATCCAATCCATGGCCGGGTATTTATCGTCGAAGTACCAGTCGCATTTTGATTCGCCGCCCTGGCTTATTATTTCCAAAACCTTTTCAAACGCACTGCTGTTGCACCTCCAAAGTGGGTCATTAAACCGGACGTAAATCGGGTCCGTCGCTATGTAGTTGGGTTGGTGCAAGGGCGGGTCGGCCCAATAGGTTGAGTAATCTACCCCCACCCCCGGCTCGTTGTCAGCCGCAGCCGGGTTGTTCATAATGCACCGCCACCAATAGCCGTTATGATAAACATTTTCCCCTTTATAATAGTAGGTGGGGACAACCCACGCCCCCCTGTACCCGCCGGCGTAATCGTAAACAGCATTAAGGCAGCCCCCGTCGTGGTCCTTGTCCATTTCCATGCCATAAACTTGCCAGTATTGCCAGTTGTCTTTCCAGAATTGGTCGACCGGCCAAAGGTACGTATAATTGCGTTCTATCAAGTGCTGGACCCTGTCCTGGTGGGCCTGATTAAGCTTGCGGTCGGTGTAGTCGGGCCCTACTTGCAGGCTGCCGACCGGCTCGCCGCTAACGGCGGCATATTCCGAATACATGGTCGGGATGTCTTTGTGGACCCAATACGTAATCGGGTCGACGCCAACGGAGCCGTCCGTAAACGACCGCCCGGTCTGAGTCTTTAGCAGCTGCGAGATATGGTCCCGGTCCTGTTCGACGGGGCTGCTCCTGGGCTCCGCAGTAGGCCCGGTTTTTAGGTATGGAATCTGTTCAAATTTGTCCGTGTGTTTTGGCAGTTCCCGCCATGCTTCCCATCGACCATACCACCACTCTTTTGTAAGCTCGTCTTGTCCATGTTGGGCCATTATCCAACGTGCGTCCGCCCCAATACCCGGTCTGCCAGCGTTAAAATTCCAGTGAGAATATTTGTTCGGGTCCACCGTTAAAAGCCAGTAGTTACTCAATACACCAGCCATTACAGGTGGATTTAGGTTTAGTAAATCCCCTTTAATTTGAGCGTTCAACACAAACAAATCAACTTGCCCTTCATCAGGCCCCCACCTATACAGCACGACCGGAGAGCCGTAATGGTAGACGGCCCCCGGATTCCATGAAGGCCAATTGCTTTGGTCGTATTCAACATACCTGTGGGTTGTCGCGTCACCGACCCACTTTCCGTAGTTTGACAGCAAGTCGATGTTCCCTGCACAAGGGTGCTCGATGAGCCACGCCAGCTTACTTATGTCTTCAAAATGGGCAGACTGTATCTCATTCCCCTTTTCAAGAGGCCATTCCCCAACCATCCAATAATAATCCTCAGCGGTAAACACTTGCCAGCCTCGCTTCTATCTCCCCATTAACCTCTTGAATCCAGTACAAGGACTCTTTTCTGTCCAGCCCGGTTCCGGTGGCAATTTTAACTACAGTCTCTAAAATCCACCACAGACGGTCCGCCCACCTTGCGTCGACATATCTTGCGACCCGGACGATGTCCCCTTCTTGGAACCAGGGGGCTGAATCCAGCAGGTCCCCACTGTACCCAAAGACCCACGCCTTTGTGTCGGTGGATTCGGCCCAATGAGAGGCCACCGTCGGCGGCAAAGAAGGATGCGATGTGTGTTCTTGAAGGCACTCGTAAATTTTCGTTTCACTTGCAACCGTATATTTTACAAGGTCCCCGACATAATAAGTCCCGTAAGTGGCACTCCACGCCTGGATGGGGTCATTCAAAAATTCAATCTCATACCAATTGACGGCCGTAATCGGGGGGTCTACAGATTCGTCGACTCTACGGAGCGTCTGAACGATGCGGGCATAGGTGATATTGCTTCCGGCAGCAGAAATGTTTCTTCGACGGTGACGGTGGCGGAGATTCCTGTTGCGTTCGGTCCATCGCACTTGTTCCTGGACCCGGCCGTGGTCTTTTTCCGATAGAGCGTATGATTTCTTCATGGCTTAGCTTATAGGTTGAAGATTGAAAAGGGCAGGCTGCGACGAATGTCGAACTCCCGAATCGAAATGGTGCCGGCGGCGATTTCGGCCTGAGTCAATTTCCCACCGCTGCCGTCCAGGAAAGCCGGCTGCGAGATATTGCTGCCATCCTTATTGGTGATGGCCTCATAAGCAGGGGTGCCATCTTGTAGCGTCCCCGTCTTTTCCCGGAAGCCCTGGTCGACCAGCTTTAATTTCCAACCGTCAAAACGCATCTGAAATTCATAAGTCACCTTGTAGTAAACCAGGGCGGCTGCCTGGGCCTTTTCCGCGTCGATAACAGAGCAAAGGACTTTGCCGGCGGGGACGCCCAAGAATTCGTCGCTGTTCACGGCCCCTTTGTATAGGTAAGCCCGCAGCGGGTCGTAAGTCGCCTCGCTTCGCTGAATGCGCAGGACCAAATCGTGAATATCCTTAGTCACCGGGGGGTCGTAGGCTTCGTCCGATGAGTTCGTAATGGGATTGCCGTCCTCGTCCCTGTCAATCGGCTCATTCGAAGAGACAAAATGGTAAGACCAGGTCGGCGGGTCCATTAGCGGAGTCGTGGGCTCCCCGGTGTCCTTGTCGAGTGTCGCCTCGTAATTTACTGTCACTTTGAAGTTGAACGGACCAGCTGAATCCACTTGCTTGCTTTTCACATAGAGCCAGGGATTGTACGGGTGGACCGCATAAATGCCGGGAATGGTGGTTGTTCCGTCCGTCGCATTCACGGCCAAAAGGGGTCTGTTTTCCGGGGCGTCATTATTGTCAAACTCGACGTCGTAAGCCCGCTTTGTGCTCAGCCTGTCCGCCTCTACGCCGACAGAGCGTTGCGACCAGTCTTCTACTACCTTTGATACAGCCATTGTCCCGGTCCTAAGTAAAATCTGTTTGAACGAGAACGGATTCCCCTTCCGTGCCGATGCCTGTTCTGGCGACCGACCTTTCAATTTTTTCTAAAACCAAATTGGCTTTGCCTTGCAGCTTGACCATTTGGCCCACCCCGGTTGCTGTCTGGAGCTGGTAATCAAATTGAGTCCCCGGGGCGAATGTTAGAAAACGAGCCTGCAGGGCCGACAGGCCGGACTTGCTGTCCTTTTTTGTCACTTCCCCTTCAGGCTCAGCGGGTAATACTTCAGTCACAGCTTTTTTCGTGGCCACCGCCAATTCAATTTTTTCGTCTTCAAATTTTGCGGCAAGATTCTCGGCAAACTTCAGCTTCATGTCCGCTATTTCTTTGGCCATTTGTTCTTCCGTGTCCGTCACCGACCGCTTGGCTATTTTCGGCATTTCTTCGAGAGTGGACTCGAAGCCTTCGAGCAGGCCCGTCCAGGTAAAATCGAATCCCCCGCCCTTGAGCCATGACCAGGTTGCTTTGAAAAATTCAGCTATGTTCTCACCCATGTTTATGAAAATCGCCTTGGTGACGTTCCAAATGTCCGTAAATATCTCTTTCCAGTTACGGCCAAACCAAAAGAGCAGTTCGGGGATGACGGTGACAAACAAGTGCTTTGTATCCTCCCACCAAATAATCATGCCCAGGGTCAGAGAGCTCCAGACGATATCCATAGACAGGCCGAAGTTTTGGATAATAACGCCGATGAACGTGACCCCGTTCCTGATGCGGTCGATAAAGCCCTTTAACCAGCCTTGCTGTTTCGAGAAAAGATCAACCACGATGCCCGACGCGGCCGACTTTAGTTTTGTGAATGAACCAGAAACATTGTCCAGCTGTATCTTGGCGATATTCGCGGCGTGACCCGTTGAGTCCCCCAGGGAGTCTTGAAATTCACGCAGGGCGTCCCCACCTTCGTTTAGCAGGGCGGCCATGCCCGGGCCGGCCCGCTTGCCGAAGATTTTCATAAGCTGTGCCGTCTTTTCGGCCTTGCCCATGCCTGCCATCTTCTCATTAAATAGGTCGATGATTTGGGCCATAGGCAGCAATTTGCCGGCTGTGTCCGTCGTGGTGATCCCCAGGGCCGCAATTCCCTTTACCGCTGCAGTGCTTCCCCCGCTGAGTGCGGCCAAAATCATACGCAAAGAAGTCCCTGCCATCGAGCCCTGAATGTTGGCGTTAGACATCATCATTATTACCGACGTTAATTCTACAAGGTCTTTTCCCGCCGTCCTTCCGATGGGTCCCACGTATTTCATTCCTTCTCCCAGCTGGACCAGGTCCGTTTGGGCGGAAGTGAAAGATTTAGTCAGCACATCGACCGCTATCCCTAAGTCGTCAGTACCAAGGCCCATCCCTCTCATAATGCCGGCACTGATTTGGCAAGCCTGGGCAAGGTCCAGCTGGCCGGCCGCCGCCATATTCAAAGTCATCGGCATGGCCGCTATGATTTCATCTACCTCGAAGCCGGCCTGGGCCAAATAACCCATTCCTTGCCCAACCTCGCTGGCTGTAAAGGCCGTCCTTTCCCCGAGCTTCTTTGCCGTATCGGTCAGCCTTGTCTGTTCTTCGCCAACGGCTCCAGACAGTGCCATTACCCTGCTCATTGTTTTTTCAAAGGCGGCCCCATATTTGAGAAAGCCTACTATCTGGCGAGCCCCGAAATAGAGACTTATTGCACCGGCCGCTTTTCTGAGAATACCGTCCATCCCCCGCGTAGCCCTGCCTATCCGGCCGAATTTCCTGCTTGCCTCGTCCCTGGCCCTTATAACGACATTTACGGCGTGCGTTGCCATTTATCCAAAAATGCCTAACTTTGCTTTCCAGTGAGCTTTTTCACGAAAAATAAACAAGGCCGCGTTTATAAAAATGCTGGCCTGGTCTAAAGCCCCGCCGGCGACCGGCGGCAATCCTTTTTCGTACAATTCAGCAAACTTAATTACTTCCCAAACATCGGCTGTCACGTATTCCAGGGGACATGCCGGAATAATAATCCTGCCCTGTTCGTCACAATCCAGGCAGCCGGCACCGTTGCAGCTGACACACTCCATTTCTATGGGACTTATTGCTGAGGGCTTGTCTTTGCATTTGCTTGTCCCTTTGCAGGTTTTACAGATTTGACCGTACTGGATTCCGACGGCGAGTCTAATTTTTTTTTATCCTCTGCCGAAGGGGTTTGTACTAAAATCTTTTGAATTAGCTCTTGCGCTTCGGACATACCCATGATTGAGCTAAGCTTTTTTGCGTCAAAGGGGACTGCCGCCCCTTTTATATCCCTGATGTTGGTCCAGCCGACCAGGGACGTGGCCGCAGCCTCGAACACTTTTTGCATCGCCTCTTTGCCGGTCTCGGTCATTTCCAGGTCATCCATTTTTTGGGCAAGCTCCATCTGCTGCAGGCCCGTCAAGTAATGATAATAGAATTTCGGCTGCTCGTCTTCCGGCAGGGCCTGGTCACTTTCCAGGACCACTATGAACATGGCTTTAGGATTTGTCGCTAATGGCATTTTTCGCCTTCCTTCCTTTTTCTACGCTCTTTATGTACTGCTCTTGGGTTTCGGCACTGAGAGACGTCCAGATTGTCATAATCTGAGAGTCACTTGCTTTTCCAAGGCCGCCGTGATTTTTGGTTACGGCCTTACGGATTGTCTCCATGTCAGCTTTCATTTTTAAGCCTTTCCTGTTTTGTAGGTTAATTACGTAACGGCAATAGCGACTGAATCATCGCCGGAGTCATGGTTGCACTGGCCGGTGAACTCGTAAATCTGAATTCCTTCCCTGTCCCCTTGCGTTAGCTCCCTGGCTTGCACTTTCGGAAGCGTGAAAGTGACTGTGTTCGTGCCGTCCGTCACCGCTAACGAGACGGCCGCCTCGGTACCGGCAAGCCATATCCCATTGAAATCGTAGCCGGCGACCAAATCGGCCTCGGGGTCCATCGAGACAACCGGGTCGATATCGGTAATGGCGTAGTGGGCAATCCCGCCCACCCCGTCGACGTCGCCACGCATCACAACGTTGTTGCCCATGTTCAGGCTGAACTTGCCCACTTTGATGGACTCGCCGCCCAAGGTGAAGGTGCCACCCTGGAGCCGAATCGGCGGGTACACGGCCGGGGCGAAAGCCGGCAGGGCTTCGTCTATCACAGCCTGCCAAATGCCGGTGAACTCGAAATTGCACATCATTCGCTTGCCTGCTTCACCTTCGAAAGTGACATTGCCCATCGCTCCGGCGAGTCCCTTCTTAACGCCATCTTCCCAAATGTCGATAGAGATGGTCTTATCGTCCCCAGGAGCCGAATGTACCTGGTAGACCTGGACTGTCTGTTTCAGCCCGCAGGCCTGGAGCAAAATAGCCAGGCCGGCTTCCATAGCGGCCGTGTCGGCCCGCAATTCCACGCTGAAATTGCAAGTCCCGCTCCTTTCGCCCAACACCCCCGTCTCTTTGGGGCCTCGATACAGGCCCGTCCCCTTTCTTTCTTCATACGGGGCGGTGGGATTTATGGCCAAATCAAAAACCATAATGGCCGTAGTCCCCGCGAGCTTTGTCCCCTTCTCGGCTTCCAGGATGACTTTGATTACTTTTTTCCGTGTTAGTAATGGTGCTGAAAGAGCCATGATTTTTCTCCTTATGTTTGAGTATATGGGTCATTAAAAACCGTTGCATATTCAATAATGATTTCGACTGCTATTCCCGACGTACCCTCCGCGTTGTCAAACTCAAAGGACGGCAAGATTCTTGTATCTTTGGCGTAACCGCCCCGCGTCCTGTCCTCCATCAGTTTCTTTTGTATATCGGCCCGGACCTTGTTTAGTCGCGTGTCAAGGGAAGTGTTCGCTTCGTCACTGTCCAGGACAATCGCCATTAGCACAAACTTTTGCTGCCACCTTGATTCCTGCATACCCTGCGATTCGGCCAGGTCCTCTGCGTCCTGTTTTATTAGGACAATCCCGTCCGCCGGGGCGGTGTCCACGAAGTCGATACGTCTCGGTCTGAGAGCGACCAGGTCCTGGTTGAATCCATTCACCACCGTTATCAGGTTGATGGTCGTCTCGATATTCAATGCGATTGATTCAATTATCGGGGTGCTCATGCGGACCTCCTTTTGTTAAGGATATAAGCAACCTGCGAATCAATGTTTTTGACCAGCCTTTTGGCTGTGGTTCTCTGCACGTCCGTGGCAATCCCGGAAGCCCCCTCGAATACCCCGGCGACCGATGGGCCGAACAGCTGCACAATGGGCAGCCGCCTTGTCGCTTCTGTGTGCCGCTTGAAAACGCCTTCATGCCCGGAAGCCGGCATTGTCTGTATAAACGGCCTGGGCGGGTCCGTTATCCGCTGGCGTCCCCCTCTTTTGATTTGATAAGAAACACCTTTCTTGATTTGCCGGGCCCTGAACTTTATCAAGGGGATTCTCTTTGTGTGCAGGTCCAGCCATGCCTGCCAGCGGGCATAAGTGGCCCTTTTTACCGAGATATTCTTCTTGACGACGGCCTGCGTTATTTTAACGTTGCCGGCAATCTGCCGGGCGATCTCCACGACGGCCGATTTGCTCGTCCGATTGATAGACCTGCTCATCACTTGCGGCATCGCCTTGGGGATATCACGGAGCATAAACCGGACCTGCCTCAATTTCGCTTCATCAAATTTTATATCTACCAGCCTGTCAGCCATTTGGTTTACCTTAGTTCAAGCTCCATCATCCCCGCGTCCATCGTTGCGATTTTTGTTATGCGGCGGTTTTCTGCTGTTTCCCCGATACGCACGGCGACCTTGACCTCGTCCCCGCCGATGTCGATTTCGTCGCTGCTAATCCCCGTCGTGCTATCGTTTGCGACGTGAATTATCAGTCGCGGAGCAACCCCTTGCGGCGGTCCGTCCAGACTTGCCGGCTGGCCCCTATTGACAATCGCCGTAATCGCCCGAGTGCCCCCGCCCTTCGGATAGTAAGTGACACTCTCTCCGCAGGTGTTGACCATATCCGCGGCAGAGTCAATCAGTTCCTGGTCAAATTCACTGGTCACGAAGAAAACCCTTTATGTATCATAAGTACCGCTAAGCAGCGGCCGCTTGGTTGTTTTGCTGGCCCCTTTGACCGCCGACAGGAAAAGGTAATATTGTCCCGTCGATGCCACGCCCGAGGAAACTGTTTGCGTGGCGTCATATAAACGCAGCCGGCCCATAGAGTCGGGCAAAATGCCCCTGTATTGCCCGGGTGTCCCGGTATAAGGCACGTTGATATTGCAACCGTCCGGGACACCGGCATATACCCTTTCGGCTCCCGAGAAAACTTCCGCCACGTAAGTTGCGGTAATGAAGATTTTGTTTTTCTTGACGCTGTCTATGCTGAATTCCACGTTGTTGTATTCGGCGTCGACAAAGCCCTGCAGGCGGATATAGTCGGTGCTCAAGAGCCCGTGATTGGGGACGGGTATGCCCACCAGGCCGCCGCCTTCGTCTATCATTTCGCCTTTCGCAGCCCCCTGCGTCGTTTCGGTCATCGTGGAGCCGGCTTGGGTCGGGCCGGTCAGCCCGCTCAAATCAAACTCCAGCATAGAGACGTCTCCCAGGGTGCCTTCCCAGGTAAAAGTCATGCCACCGGATACCGGGGACGTATCCAAAGTGTCCCCGCCGACCACTACGTCGCCGGCTTCTATATTAGACAACGCTTCCAGGGCGGTTTTTATCGTCGCCACCGATGCGTTGTGAGCAATTGCCCCCGTCGTTTCCCCCTCGAAAGACAAGGTCCAGTTGCCGGCCGACGCCGCCGCGTCGGGCAGCAAAGTCTGGACTTCCTGAACGGCCGCGGCGGCCTGAGAAGGCGTATGGGTTGTCTTTTGGAAAAGTGACATCGTGACCGTTGCCGCATTTTCAAGGGCGTCGGTTTCTGAATCTTTCAGGCCCGTCCAGGTCACTACGTTGTCAGTTGCGATGTATATGTCCATTTTTCTCTCTCTTAACTATTAACCGCCGAAGTCCCCGCAAATTTAGGCACAACGGCGTCGGTCCCTGCGTACTTGGGCTCGTTTGCTGCGTCCCCATCATATTTCGGCTCAATCGCGATGGACCCCAAAAACCGCCGACTGGGGTCCAGGGCCTTTTGCCAGGTCCCCATATTGACGGCATATAGCCAACAGCCCATGTTGTTAAAACCAGTTTTCATAATTGCCCTAAAGTAGATCGACCCGTGCGCAGACACGGAGAACTAAGCTCTAATCTGAAATCACCGTTGTCCGCATCCACGAATTGAGGGTCCTGCTCGATGGCGTTAGCAGGTAAGCCGTTCCCGCCCCATCGACCTGATGCCGCTGGTGCTCCGTCCAAAGCCCAGAGACAACTGTAATCACTGTAAGCTATACCGCCCAGTGTCCTGTTGATGGCCTTGCCTGTTGCTTTAGCTGCTACTACAAATATGTTATTATACTCAACAAGGCACGTGGAAGCATGATTTAGCTCGATGCAATGAGTAACATTATAAATCACACAGTTCTTTACCACGGCGGCATTGGTGCTGGTGGCGTTTATTCCCGGAATCGTTCCGTTGCTATGAATTATACAATTTTCAATTGTCGCCCCGTAATATCCGCAATAAACTACGTAATCAGCTTCACCATAAAACTCCGCTTCTCGAACCACACAGCCAAAAACTGATTTAGCGTAAAGCGCTATTCGTTGAGCTTCATACTTACCACCAATTATGCTAACGTTTCGTACCGCCGAGCCCTCTACAATAACCCCGTAACAGGCGTTCGTGGCGCAATCGTTTAGAACGAACCCATAATGAGCAGCAGTGTCCTCGAAATGAAAACCTGAATGTGAAGCCGCAGAATTAACAGCCTTAATGTGACAAAAATCAATATTGTCTACCAAATCAATATTAAAAATGTCACACGCGTACCCGTTTCCATCAAACTCCATCCAACTACCATCAGCAAGCTCGACACCGGCATCGTCAATACCGATTATTCGTTTCCACGTGTTTAGTGTCAAATCTCCGCCGCCCGCATCAATATCAATTGGCGTGGCAGCCCCATAAGTTTTGGGTTTATTTGTCAGAACAAAAACATTATGGGGACTGGTAGAATTTGCATCGGTATTATCAGAAGCAATCTGCAACGTGCTGAACGCCCCTCCTACTTTCGCGTCGCAATGATTCGCGTCATCTCCGATATGGACGACATCAATTACAATAGCATCGTCACTCACTACATCTAATATTTCATACCGTCCATCGTCACCCACGTAAGGACCGCCTGCGTGGAATTTCATATATACGACCAACCCTGCCGCAATAGGTGATGGAAACGCGTCCGTCTTAGTTACTAAAATATGACAAGTATCAGCAGCCAACGTAATGGAACAGGCAGTTTGACACCCGTTCCACGCACCAGCTGCCGAAAGAACCTCACCATTCGCACCCATAACATCAGATAGGGATATATTGGGACTGTCCAAATCACCCCAGTAATCCTTAGTGCATCCCCCCGCATAAGCATCGCCGGCTTTAGTTCCACGTCCGCCTACAAAAAATACTGAATCCTCAGTCACAAAAACTGGAGTAGCACCTGCACTCATTGTCCCACCCTATCAAAAGTCAAATGCCTGGCTCTTTCTACTTTAGAATGTATCACCTTAAGTCCTCTTGTCTTTAACTGGCTGGCAATATGCCCGCAATCACAGCCCTTGTCTTCAACGTTCCAGTCGAGCTCTCTGGCTATTATTGTTCGCAATATTGTTGCCCCCATCTGCACATGGTTCGAGCCGTTGTACGGGATACCTAACATACCAATGGCTTCGTCCTCTCTTATCTCTTTCAGCAAAGTTAAAACAGTGTCCGGCCATAGCAATACGTCACAATCAACAAACATTAAGAACGGGGTCGTCACCCTGTCTACTAATTGCTTTCGGGCCAACGCGATATAACGAGAGGCATGGGCAGGCACTTTCCCTGGCAAAGAATCCGGTCGCGGGCCGGAGAATACATTGATCTCCATGCCTTTGAACCAGTCATACTTTATCAGGGCGGCCAATAATTCGGCCGTGCCGTCAAGGCTCCATGTCAAATTGACGAGCACGTTGGGCCCAAGGATACCTTGCTGGTGAATCCGGGTTAACGACATCTTGATGGTAGCCGCCCCGTTGTAAACAGGCATACAAAAAGTTAAGTCATTCACCAGGTTTGCCCTCCAGCCATATTTTTACATAAGGCTTGCCACCCTCTCTGCCGCGTTCGGCTTCCCAGTGCGGGTCATTAGCGTCAAGATAAGCTTTGATATCCTCTTTTAATTGCTCAAGGGTCGCTTTATCATCACGATTACGTAAAGCATCCACAATCCCGCGTTTCATATTGTTAAGGAACGCTTTACTAAAGTCCTGACAGTCAAGTAATTCGGCAGCTTGCCCCCATCGCATATTCTTTACCTGCTCGATTGTATAATCGCCGTCAAGAACTATCTGTTTCAGCCGCTTGTATAGCGGGTGATTCTTCATTGTCTATTTTCCTTTGCGGCACAAAAACCGGCCGGCTTAACCGAAAGCAATTTGCATGGTCCAGCCCAGAGCCCCGGACAAACCTGCAATCACCAGGACCGCCCAATTCGGCAGCCGGTTTCTCAGGCGGTCTATTGCGTTCCACTGTTCCTTTTCGCTGCCCTCTAATTTTTTAATCAGGGCCCCGTAATAACCCAGGGTCCCGGCGTTCACGCATATAGTGCCAGGATGGTCTTTTTCTTCTTGCGTCACTTCCTGTCTCCCTTCGAAAAGAGCATAACTCTTGAAACGGTCCTGGGGTGGCGACCGCGAAAGTCACCATCCCAGGGCTCGGTTAGCTCGTTAACGTAATCGCTTTCCCGCTCTTAACTTAGCGTTGAGTGAGACGCATATTGCCACATGCCGTAACCAACGTTGCGGATGGCCTTGACCCCGTAAAGATGCCGGTCGTTTGTGAATTCCTCGTGACTGCCTTCGGCCTGGGAATCAACGCTCATTTTTTCCTCTTCCTGGCGGATAAGGGACTTTGCCGGGGCGTCGGTTCGGAATGTCACGAACTGAGTCGTATAAGTCAGCCGGGGATTGCAGGCCAGCCGGACAATAAAGTCGGTCTTTTTCAATGTCAATATGACATTGGTCTCGCCGCCGGTAATGGCTTCGGCCATCACTGCCGGCGTCAAGTACGGCCAGAGATTGGGACTTGTCATAACCAGGAACTCTTTGGCGTTGGCGTTAATCGGCTCTCCTTGGTCGTCTTTGTACTTCAGCATGTATGCAATCACGCCGAGAATCGCCGCGACGGCTTCCGACGGGGTGGGCTTGGTGGGTGCAGTCACGTCCAGGGCTGCAACCTGGGCGGCCGCGAGAAGATTCAGCTGCGTCCCGCTGTCACCTTCGGAGTGGTCGCTATCGAAGAAATACTGACCGTCGTAGCAAAGCCCGCTGGTGGAGCCGGTCCCGTTGGCGATAAGCGTGCTGAGAAGCTTCGTCCAGTGCTCGACGCACCTAACCACCAGCTCGTCGATTCTGATGTTGATTTGCCCGGTCTTGTCCCTGCGAATCCAGTCGCAGAGGATCTCCAGGGTGGCCTCGAATTTCTTATTGAAGATGGTTATTCCGTTTTCGCGGAATCCTTTAGCCTGGCGGCCGCCAATCCATTCACGCATCGCCGGCACCATGCCCAGCCAGTTGTAGGTTTCGGACGCCTGGTCGCTTTCGAAGTACATCGAGACCAAATCCAGCCAGGTTGTCCCGACATACGCCTCCAGGCGATTGAAGAACTTGCCTATAATCGCCCTGGACCCTAATGATTCTGCTCCCATAGTATAGCTCCTTTCAAATAATTGGTTTAGCTGTTCATAAAGCCCCTGCCGTACCCACTACCCTGGCCGGCAAAAGGACCCGGGATTCACTTGTCAAAAAAACTTTGTACTAACGAAAATTAAGATTCTTGGGCCCACGTACCACGTTTGCCCACAAGGTTCCAGCCTGCTATACCGTCGCCGATAAATCTCAGGTAATCCCCTCGCCTCGCGGTCCCCTTGGTGTTTGTCAGCTTCTTGCCGTCCCCACCCGCTGCCATTCCGCAGCCGCCGAGATTCAGGTCGGCGGCATTGAAGTCGACCATAATCCCCGCCACTCCATCGCCGCCGGTGTTTACGACCGTAATCTCGTAACCGGCAACCGTGGCAATGAGCGTGATTGTTTTGGCGTCGGTGCCCAGTTCAATAATTTTGCCGTTGTCCGCCGCGTCGGTTGTGTAATCGTCGGTCTTAAGCACGCGGTTCTGGTCCGGGCCGAACTCGTCCACGTCCCCGGGCCGGAATTCGACCTCCATCTTTGTTGCGCTGACATACCTTGATATAACGCCAACGTAACTGTTACCGGCCGCCGAAAACGAAAAGGCCGCATCATCGGAAGCATAGACCGGCCGGCCCACGTCTGTGATTAGCCCGACCAGGGCCACTTCTTGCCTGTAGTGGCCGGAAATGAGTGGAATGTTTTTGGCCCCGGCGGCCCCGCTCGTATTGTCGACCTTGTCGATGGAGTGGCCGACAAATTTATCGCCTGCCACCAACGGCCTGCCGTAGCCGGACGCGTTGTCACCCACCATCGCACCTTCGTAGACAATGTCTGCGGCGATTATGGGGATTGAATTGTTGTCACCCTTGACTTTCGTCATCGGGCTGTTGGCTGCTAACGTAGTCATGGCTTTAGTCCTTTCGAAATATTACTTTTTCTGTTTCCTTTATTTACGCCCGTTGTTTCTTCTCATTGTCCCTCTGTGGCGTTTTGCTATTTACATTTCTCCAAGGCGTCCGCAGCTGCCTTTACCCGGTCGGTGTCACCGGCCCCGCCTGCCCGCTGAATATAGCTGGCGAGTGCAATCTTCGAGTCCGGGTCCTTGAACGGCAAAACAATCGGCAGCCTAAAGGGCGTCTCCTTCTTTTTGGCCGCTGCGTATGCCCTGGCGGCCCCGGCTGCAAAGGGGTCCTCGTGGTCCAACAGAAAACCCTTCACCTTCAAAGAGGCCGCGTCGACATCACCGGCCACGTCGGCCGCTATTGCCTCGTAGAGCTTGCCAAAGGTTTTCTTGAATTGCCCAACCGACAGGGCGGCGATCTCCCTGGCTGCTTCGGCCTTTGCTTCAAGGATGGCAGCATCCCCGTCGGCTCCACCGGCCGCTATTGACGCGTAGAGCTTACCAAAGGCGGCTTTGAATTCCGGCAGCGGCATTGCCGCGACCTCTTTGGCCGCGTCGGCCTTTGCCTCAAGGATTATCTTTCCCATTAGTTCCGGGTAAGCTTCCTTGAGCTTTTTCATGGACTTGAATTTCATCAAGCCTTTGTTTTTGTCATTCATGTTTAGCCCCTTTTTATAAGAAGGTTTTCATGTTCGTGGTTCAATAGAACGTTAATCGTTTGGGTTTTTATTTACCCAGCTTCCCCACCCTGCCGGCGTCCTCGTTTTTCCTGAACGCGATATAGTCACCCTGTCCTTTGGCCCCGCCGAATTCCTCTTGAATTTCAGCCGACGCGTTGAATTCGGCCGTGTACTTTTCCTCCGGTGTTTTTGGCGGCTCCGCCGGCGTCTCCAGGTTGGCCGCATCGTCGGAGAATTCCTGGGCGGCCAGGTCTTGGCTTGTGGCCGCTTGCTGGCTCGCCTTGACGGCCGCTTCGTCCGCCGCTTTTCTTAGCTTGGTGTTTTCCGCCGTTATCGCGTCTGATAAGCTTAAGCCGGCCTTGAACTGCTCGACGCAAAAGGCGGGGTCCTCGCTAAACTGGTCGGCGAACTGAGTGAACAAGGCCCTTGTCTCCGTCTCCCCTTCGGCCTTTGCCTTTGCCGTCACGTCCCCGAACAGTTCCGGGTAATCGGCGGCAAACGTCTCTGCGTTCAGTTCTATTTGGTTTGTCTCCATGTCGTGCTCCTTTTCTATAACGTTAAACTTAATTTCCTGTTTGCCGCCTTCGGCAAACGCTTTGGATTGTGTCTGTTTGTCGGCCCCCAGGGTGCACATGCTAACTTCGTGGATTCTGCCTTTGCGGAAGATTGTCCCCGGGCCCTTTAGTACGATTTTGTTGACTTTGGCCTGTTCGCCTTCCTTGACGTGCTCGATTAGCGACGGTCTGAGAAAAATAGAGGCTTGCATGGGGAAACCCTCTTGTATGTCACTTCTAATCCCCTGGGCCACATCGTTCGTTAGAAATTTGCCCTCGACCGCGATTTGGTCGGAGACGTCCTGTTTGGTCGTAAAGCCAACCCGCAGGTGCGTAAAATGTTCCTCCAGGACTGCCGTCTTTTTCTTATCGAACTTAACGCCGGTCAAGTCAAAGGCGATATTTCCCCAAAACCAGTGGTCTGTGATAACGCCGCCCGAGTAGGCTATGATGCTAAACCGTTCGTCTTGTTTTTCCCCCGCTTCGGCGAAAGTCACTTCATCGCCGCCCAACCCGAACACGCAGGCACTCGCCGGGGCCTTGTTTTGGTTTTTCTTGTCCATTATATTACCCTCAGAATGTGAGTTGATTGCTGCAGCCTGTTTTTGGCACTTTGCCATTGTGGCATGTCCCCCACCGTCGACCGCGTTGCCCTTGTCTGTCTTTGCTATTTTCCCGGACGGCTCAACAATCCGGTATTTGCCTTTTCTTAATTTGCAAGTCACTGGCATTATTCAGTCTCCTTCGGCCTCGGAGTCGCCTTTTTTCTCGGATTCTTGTTCGCTGCCGACCGGGGTCAAGCCCGCCTTGCGGACGGGGACGTTCCCCCACGACACGGCAGGCAGCCCGAGCTTCTTGCGGACCTCGTTTATTGTTAAAATCCCCGATTCGATATGATATTGCACCACGTCCTTATCGTTGAACCTGAGACTTTCCCCGTCTGCCTCTGCCGGCAGGCCGAGCTCCAGCCTGGCCTCCGCCACCCCGATGGGGACACCCTTACCGATTGCCTTGACAAGATTCTCAATTTTATTTGTCTTGTCGGCGACCAGGCCGGCTTCTTTTCTGCTTCTTTCTTCCTCGGCCAGCTGGGTGTTGACGTCGACGAAGTCATCCCCCTGGCGAGCACAAACCATCGTCCGGGTCGTTGTCCCGTTCTTTAGCTGCTGCTCGTCGGCCTTTGCTTCCTTCCACGGGTCCACATAAGGCCAGCGTCGGCAGAAAACTTCGTGAAGAAAAACCTGGGGACCTAATTCGCCGGGCTTGATTTGCTTCGAGTCGATGAGCCGCTGCAGCCGCCATCGCCAAACCCGGGAAACAAACGGCTTGACAACAAGGTCCTGCTCGGCCTGCCAGGACTCCTGGACCTTTTGATAAGCAAGCCGGGCGTTCATAAAGGTGGCTCCCGAGAAATCCATCGTAATCAGCATAAGCGGCATACAAAGCGGCCGGCCTATAAGGGTAAGCATCCTCATTACGAACGGGTCGAACAGATTGCCCGGCCGGGACTGGCCAATCCCCGTTGCAGATTCGCCCGGCCCCCCGTAAAGAATAATGCCCGGGGACATCTTCTCCAGTTTGTTGTCATCCTCGTCTTCCCCGGACGGGCTTATGCCGCCCGTGAACGGAGCCGGGGGCTCTGCGTCCTTGCGGGATATAAACATCGAAAAGCAGGCGTTGACCTTTGCGGCCACTAATTCGGCGTCAATGTACCCACTTAAATGGTCGATATACTTTATAGACGGGGTCAGAACGGGAGCACCCCTGCTGTAACTAAAACGGTCCGTGTCGAACATGTGGTGCACTTTCCCCGCCGGGTAATTCTTCCAGCTGTCGGGTTTGATAAAGCCCCACTTGGTTGGCTTGCCGATATAATAGCCGAGCACGGCCCCGGTCTCCTTGCTGTAAGCGACCCCGTTAATGATGTCGAAATGCTCGGGTTTCTTCTTGCCGTAAGGCGTTCCTATTTGTTCCCCCTCGACCGCCTGGAGCTTGTCGTCTTGAAATATAGCAGCAATGTCCCCATCCCGACGATATGACAAATACATTGTCCGGACGAACTTATTAAAATTGAATCTTTCCGTAATATCGCACGGGGCATCAACCATCGTCTCTTTCCAGGCCGCTTCGATTTCAGCGTTTAGGTTTTTCTCGTCGGTCCTTGCCTGTATTTTGGGCCCCGAGCCGATTACGCCGTTGCGTTCTATTTTGAGCAGGCCGTTAGCCAGGGCGTTGTTTCTGCTGAGCTCCCTGCCTATTTCCCTCAATTTGTCGAGACTGATTTCGTCCAGGTGGGTGTCACCCGTCCCCCCGGTAAGGTCCCTTTTTTTGCGGGTGCGATGTTTGTCCAGAATCTCGTACCCAAACCGATAGGCTTTCCGCCTGTACGCGGCCCGGGGCGAAAAAATCCCGATAATGTTGTCGATTCGCCGAGACGTCCGAAGCGACAAATTGCCATCCGGCCTGAATTGTCTCTTTACTTCCCGCATTAGAACTCCGCAACCCTCCTCCCTCCCTGGTCCGCTCGGTTGATTTGTGCAAGCAGCTGTGCCTCTCTATCGTAAAGCTTATCAATATCCGGCCTCGTATATGTCCTCTGTCCGATTGTGAAGCTTTGTGCCCCGCCCTCTATTGCGGTGATTGCGGCCTGCACGCTATCAAGTTTTGCGGCTAATGTTAATGCCATACCCATAGCATCGTATAAAGCAGTGCTGCTCGAAAAGGGGTCATTTCCTAATACGTAGGAACAGCAGAAAAGTCTTTATTGCTCGACCGACTTGAAATGGTGGCCACAATCGGAGCATTTATGGTATCGAATCGGCTTCCTGGTGGTGTGAACGGGACAATTAGGGCTTTGGCACTCGGGACATTTCACCGGCCGCCAGAGGACCGGGCCCCTGCGGCTTTTTTTGGGTTCGGCGGGTTTTTTTGGTCTTTTCCGCCCCGGGCCCAGGTCAAGGTCCGGCAGGTCGTCAAGAAAACCTTGTCCCATTCTCATAGCTCCGGTAAATCTGCCAGCCATGTTGACCGGCTGGTTTTGCGTTTTTTTGGTTTTGGTATTTGCCGCATGGCTGCCGGCATAACGGCTTTGGCTTCCTGGGGCTTTCGTAGGTAATGGACTCCTTTGTAATATGCCGCTGCAGCGCAGAGCACAGCCAGGTCCAGCGTATGGGTCGGGGCCCCCCTTGTCACCGGCTGCCACAGCCATTTGATATTGCCCCGGGAGTCGCGGGTCTTTACTTTGTGCTCGTTTGTAAATTCGGTGAAATAATACGAAGGTATTTCCTCATAAAAAGAAGTCAAGGGCTCGGCAATAATCTTGCCGTTCTCGTCGAAAGTCGGCTCCGCCCAACCTGTCACCTGGTTTTTGAAATACGACGCGTCAATAATGAGCAGCTGCATCCCCCTGTATTTTCTCCTTTTGTATTGCGTCAATCTGCGTTCGGTGGCACTTTCCAGGTCGGACGGCTGCAGGGGCTTAGTTCTCGGGCCCGCTTCCCCCTTAGTTGGAATTGTGAGCCCCGGCCTTTGCAGACAATAATTGTAAACATCGTCCGGCTCGTAGCCTGAGTCTACGAACAGGACCATCACTGCCGGCCACGGCTTTTTTTCGTTCGGGGTCCCGTCCGCCCAGGGAAAGGGACTCAATAAAATTTCTTCGTCGAGCTTTGAAAAGCTCGGGACAGAGCCGGTCGTTATAACCTGGTTTTTCATCCCGAGCCCAAAGGCCCGCACTTCGTAGTCGATTCGTACAATGGCCCTTGTTTTGGATTTGTGATAATCAGCCCCCGCTACGAGAATATGGGCGTCACTCGGCACCGTGCCCCGGCTGAATCCCCCGGTGAGCTTGCGGACATCGGACGCCTTAAGCTTTTTGCCCGTCTCCCTGTGTGGCTCTCCCAGGGTAGCGTTGTTGAAGTCGAGCAATTTACCCAGGGCGATCCCCACCTCCGTGTTTGCCTTGAACCAATCCGCCATAATTTGGGCCCAGCTAATCCAGGGCGTGACAAGTCCCGAGATATGAAAGCCGCTGTGCCGCTTGGTGCGTTCCGGGCGGCCGTGAATGTTGCCGTCCGCGTCTATCGTCTGTCCTTTGGGGACCCACTTGCCCTCGATGACCAGGTCTGCTTTTTTTTCCTCGTAGATTTTTGTTCCGCAGACTTCGCACTCATACCAGACGTCGGCCCTGGCAAGTATCTCGTCCGGGGCCCTCAATGTCTTCGGCAATTTCAGCTGTGAGAATTTCCAAACCTTGCGTTCCCCACAGTGGGGACAGGGAATGTGGTATTTCTGCCTGTTCGAATGGGAATAAGAGACGTAAATATAACCGTCTTCCGTCGTGGGCGTGCACATCTTGACAATCTTACGGTCCCAAAAGGTCCGGGTCCTCTTGACCGCCAAATCAATTGGGTTCGCCTCCCTGCCGGCGAATGGTGGGTACTTGTCCGGCTCATCAAAATATAGGTACTTAATCGCCTTCTGTGCCATTTCCGAAGGACTGCCGGCCCAACCGAAATACAGGGTCATTCTATCGAAAGTAAAGAAGTCCGTCTGCATGTCCCGGGGACTGCCCGTCGTATGCTTTAACAATGCAGGGGAAAGAGAGATCATCTGCCGGAAGATTTTCTGAGAGGCATAATCGACATCTTTCTCCCGGGGCACAACGTAAAGGGACGGTCCGGGGTCATTGTCGACCGTATAAGCTATCATGTTTTGTATGGACGTAGATTTCCCTACCTGGGACGCGGCCATCACGTCGATTTCTTCGACCTCGGGGTCGGTGAACGCTTCCATCGGCCCCCGCATGTACGGCGTCCGGTCTGAATGATAAGGCCCTGGCTCCGCGCTTGTGTCCGGGTCAAGGAACCGGTTGCCGCCGTCCGCCCACTGGGTGACAGTGACGTCCACCGGCAGCCGCCACGCTTCCTTGTGTCTTGGAGTCCAGATTGACGGTTTTGCCTTTTTCATCAGGGGACTTCCCTACCCTCGGCAAAGGCGTTAATTAAGTTAACGACTTCCGCGTGAATGGCAGTTGCCACAGTTCGGCGGTACTTTGCGGGGACCTTCGGTGCCACCTTTCTTTCCAGGCTAAGCAGGCCCCGCTTGACCGCTATGATTCTTGCCACGTCATGCTTTAAGTATTCCTCCCGGTTGACAAGTATGTCCCGGAACTTTTCGATTTGCATCTGAATCAGCTCGACCTTGCCCTCTTTCAGTGTCGCCTCCGCCTTGAGCTTCCGTAGGTTGTGCTCGTTCGGGCGATGTCCCTCGCTCTCCTTAAAGACGTCCAGCTGGCTTTTGATATAATAGTTTTTGTCCGTGCGCATCATCCCCGCTTGTACCCAACGCCGAATCGTCCGGTCGCTAACGCCGGCATACCGGGCCGCTTCCGATTGGGACCGCAGGATTTGCTCCGCCGCCACCACCACCTTTGCCCGGCTCTGCCGGGTCCCCGCTTCCCTGTCCTCTTTCCCTTCGAGCTCGGCGAGTTCGGTTATCTCGGGCCGGGTCAAGGTTTCGTTGTGGGTAACTTTTTCGAGCAAAGACATGTGGCGTTGTTTTTCGGCTAAACGGACTGTCGCCCCCGGGGTCCCGGGGTCTAAATTTTTATTTTTTTTTGCCATTTGGCTGCTGTTTGGACCCAAAAATCGAGCCCTTAAAAATTTTTTTAGTTTTTTTTAATTTTGTTATTGACCGTTTACTTGTAAACTTGTAAACTTGTAACAGTTATAAAATTAAACATCTTTGACAATTGAATCGGGTGTTGGGTGTGGCGGGGCCTGGAAAACGGCGTGGCCTATAAAAACCCAAACTTAGACGCAAGTCGAAACCCGTTGTGAGACGGGTCCGGCAGGGACGGCAACCCGGCCGCTGATGAGACAAGCCAAACGGGAATTCAAAAAGAAGGGGACAAAAATGGAAACCGCAATCGTTCGTATTTGCTGCGTGCTGTGCCTGCCTGTTTTTTTCCTGGGCCTGGCCGTGGTAGTCAACCTCAAAAAGTAACCAACAATTTAAGGAGACACAAAATGAGAAGTAAAATTAAGGATGGCTATTTCACACGAGCCGAAATAACCAAACAAGTAAAGCAAGTCGTGGCCAAATCGCATGGATTAGAGCCATCGGATATATTGCTTAACTTCGTGACGCCTTGGCGGCAATGTTCTTTCCCCTCGGGGTTGGTCGCGAAATGTGCCTCAATAGTTTTGCGGTCCAACGGTTTTAGGGCCGCAAAAAAAATACTAACCCAAAGGCGAAACGAAAGATGGCATTTAAGCTAAATCGAAACCGGCCGCAAGGCCGGTCCGGTCGGGACGGCTTCCGGCCGCTGATGAGATAAGCCAAAACCGAAAACTTTTTTAAGGGGACACAAGATGGAAAAGAAAGAACAGCTAAAAAACATTTTCCAGGTCGGCAGCAAGTACACGCTTTATAAGATTTCTGAGGGAATGGCCATGACCTGCAAAACCGAAATCAAGGTTAAAGAGATTCGGGACGATGGCAATTCCGTTATCTTCTCGAAACCCAGGGGCCGAAAAATGTTTATCTTGCCACTGGAATCTCGACACTATCAATCAGCACCGATGCTGCCGTTTGTCGGAGCTATCTTTGATGGATGGGACCAGCCGATTAAATGCGATTCCGAAACCGGCAACATTATGCGGGGCAATGCCTGCTATAACTTTGTCGGCTTGCCCCTGGAAATCAAAGTATGGATTGAGACAGGTCTGTTGAATCCATTCTTCGAGCTCGGCAATGTCCTGGCGATTGCCCCGCCCAATAACAGCAGCGATTGTGAAGAAACCGTCGTTTTTCCCGAAGCTATTGAACCAGGTCGTCACGCTGTTATTGACAGGATTCTTTTGGCTGCCGAATAAAAAGCCAAAGTCGAAACCCGGCCGGCTGGCCGGGTCCGGCAGGGACGGCAACCCGGCCGCTGATGAGACAAGCCAATCCTGCATTTATAACAAGAATACAACTTTTTTCTGTTTTTTTCTACAGTTTTCCGTACAATGCTAACTTCAATTTAAGGAGACATGAATTATGGTAAAGAAAAAGAGAATCAGCTGGCAGCAGGACGTGCGCAACGTCGTATCCAGGTTGCCTGGCCGGACCTTTAAGCTGGCCGATGTTTACGGCAAATGCCGGCAATTCCAGCGTCGGCACCCCGGCAACCAAAACATCAAGGCAAAGATACGACAGCAGCTGCAGCGTCTTAGGGACTTAGGTGAAATCGCGTTCACCAGGCCCGGCGTTTACCGAAAGAAGAAATCGTAATTCGTTTCGGTTAGAACTGTAAACAAATCACTAACCAAAAGCAGAAAGGAAAAGAGCCATGAAAAACAAAACAAAAACAACGGAAGTATTGGAGCAGTTGGCCGTCCGTGACCTTGTCCCCTCGAAGGACAACCCGCGATTCATCAGCGAAAAGACGGACAGTTTCAAGGAATTGGTCGCAAGCATTAAGGGCCAGGGGGTCATTGTCCCCGTCCACGTCCGGCCGCACCCAACAATGAAAGGCAAATTCGATCTACTGGCCGGCGAACGCCGGCTCCTGGCGGCAAAAGCCGCAAAGCTCGAAATGGTCCCGGCAATCAACCGGGGCGAAATCAGCGACGAACAGGCTTTCGAAATCACCTTTGCCGAAAACTTTGCCCGAGAGGACTTGACCGCACTGGAGCAGGGCAGAGCCGTAGTCACCTTGTATGAGAAATACAACGGCGACACCCAGGCCGTCGCCTCGAAGCTCGGACGGTCTATTAAATGGGTCCTCCGGAGACGGGCCCTGGGGACAAAGCTAAGCCAGCCCTGGCAGGAAGCCATCTTGAAAGAGGGGCAATATGGCAAACTTCAATACTGGACGGCTGCTCACTTGCAGCTGATTGCTTCTTTGCCGGAACCGATGCAGGCAGAACTGCTTGAGTGGCATGAAATGGAAGAGGAAGTCCCCACAGTAAAAGAACTGGAAGGCCAAGTTGCTGAAATGCTGCAGCTGCTCAGCCTGGCCCCATTCAATCCGGAAGTAGCCGGCTGCACAAAGTGCCAGAAAAGAACCAGCTGCCAGCCGGGACTTTTCGACGATAAGCTTGACGATGCCGCCATCAAGAAAAACGACCGCTGCCTTGACCGGCTCTGTTGGGACACGAAAATAGCCGAATGGCTCAAAGCAACCTATGAAGCCAAAAAGGCGGAGCAGCCCGACCTGCTGCCGATTTCCACTGAATACCTGGACAACCACATAAAACGACACTTAATTGAAGCCTTTCCCCAAGTGCTGGAGCATTATTATTACAGCCAGGCTTCTAAGAAGGACAAAGGGTCCGTCCCGGGCTTTATCATTCACGGCAAGGCCCTGGGGACAATCCTGTGGATTAAGGTCAAAAGCACCGCACCGGCAAAGACTGATAAAAAGACAAAAGGTACGCCGACGCCATTGCGGGTCCGTCGCGAGATGCTTAACAGCAAACGAGACGCCCAATTCCTCGAAAAAATGAAGACCGTTGTAAAAGGCAAAGGCACAAAAGACCTGGTCGTCAAAGACAAGACCTCGATGGTAATGGCCCTGGCTGAAATTTTCGGGGTGAAGGAACTTTATAGTCACTCCGTCTGCGATTTCCAAAACAGCGGTGCCGACGTGCAAGTCCCCTGGACGAAATTGGCGAAGCTGTCTGCTCAAAAAGCGTCCGAAGTCCGCGACAGTTTATGGAAAAACGTGTTGCCTCAATTGTTACGGACCCTGGACTATATGGGCCCGGTGACTCAGACTTCCTCTTATCGGGTGAAAGCAGCTGTAAACCTTGTCGGCCTGTTCGGTGTCGATACAGGCCCGCTACGCAAAAAGATTGCCGACGAAATGCCGGAGCCCAAATCCTGGGCAAAGCTCAACGAAGATGGCACCCCAAAGACCGCCGGCAAGAAACAAACAAAGAAAACCGCCAAAAGCAAAGCAGCCAAGAAAACAACCACCGGCAAAAAAACCGAAGGGAGTAAAAAGAAATGATTCGCATGTCACGTTACCAAAGAAACAGAGAAACCCAGGCCGTTCGGGCTCGGTGGCTACGCGATTACGCGGCCACCGGGCCGCTCCGCCGGGAAGGCATAGACCGGGACGCCGGAATAATCCGGGACCGCTGGCTCTGCCGATACGGGGCCCGGAACGCCAACAAACTCAGCCTGGCCGTGTGGCGGACATTTAAGCACGTCCTGCCCGTCAAAGGGGACGTGGGGACCGCGAACGCTAAAAAGCTAAGCATAGCGGTCCGCCGCTTGTTTGTCCGCAACGAAAAGAACCCCCGAAACCTTTGTGCAAAGGCGTTGCTGTCAGAGACGTCGCCAGAACGCACAAAATTAGCCACAGGAGCCTAAACATGACACAACTATATGAAAAGTACAGGCCCCGGCTATTTCAGGACGTTGTTGGGCAAACCAGGGCCTTAAAACAGGTCCGGGCGGTCCTGCGTCGCGGATGGGGTGGCCGGGCCTTTTGGATTGCCGGCGACAGCGGCCTGGGCAAGACCACGCTGGCTAAGATTATCGCAAGCCAGGGGGCCGATGAGTTCTTCGTTGAAGAATTCGACTCGCCGGCCGCCCTGATGCTTGCTGATACAACCAAACGCATAGAAGACAGTATGCACCTTTACTCTACAGGCAAAGGCGGTCGGGCCTTCATTATAAACGAAGCACACGGCCTACGCAAGCCGGAGATCCGCTGGCTGCTCGGCGTCCTGGAACGAATCCCCGACCATGTCGTTTTTATCTTTACGGCTGGCCGTAAATCAGGGGAGTTTTTCTGCGACACCCAGGCCGACGCCCTGCCGCTGCTGTCACGCTGTATTCAGATTGAGCTTGCCAACCATCGGCTATTGTGCCGGTCCTTCGCTATCCTTTGCAAGAAAATAGCGAAGAAAGAAAAGTTAGATGGCCGGCCCTTAATCGACTATATTACCCTGGCAAGGCAGTGCCGAAACAATTGTCGAATGATGTTACAAAAAGTCGAAGCTGGAGAAATGTTATGACTACCCCGCCAAAGACCCTATTCGGCAACGAACCGGATAAGCCCCCGGTCCTGGTCAGTTTGTGCTGGACCGGCAAGCCCTGCCGTTATCACGGCCTGGCTCGTTCTCGTCAAAGTCTTTTGGACCGCTTAGAGAAAAAATACGAGCTCGTATTTGTCTGCCCTGAATTACTGGCAGGCATGACCGTCCCCAGGCCGGCCGCACCGCTTCGGCGGAAGTTCGGCCTTAAAATCTCTAATGTCCAGGGCCAGGACCTATCGGCTCAATTTATCGACGGAGCCGAAAAGGTCCTGGCCATCGCCCGGGACAAAGGCTGCCTAAAGGCATTTCTGTGTCGCGGGTCCCCTTCTTGTGACGTAAACGGATTTACCGGGGAATTGCTGAGAAAAAACGGAATTGAAGTAAAAAACTATTGACCTCTTCCCGAATACAGGTAACATGTCTACATGGTTAACTGTATAAATTAAGGAGCAACCAAATGGCAAAGAGACATCCAATACAGGTGCCGGACAACATTTGGCGGAAACTGTGGGAAGAAGCCCGAAAACGCAAAGAGCCGGCCAGCCCGGCCCAAGTCGCTCGGGAAATCCTACAAAGGCATTTCGAAAAAAAGCCGTCTAAGTGACACAGGTTCAAAAATCTTATTAACTTGTCAAAGAACAAAAGTTACTAACCATGCGTAGCGTTATTTTTTAACGCTACGCTTTTTTTTTGTCTTTTTTTTTGGCTTCGAGACGGTAGCCGCCTTCTTTGCCTGCTGCTGCCGTTGCTTTCGGCCGGCCCGGACGGTGTCATCGAAACTGCGGTCATTCATCGGCTTAATTATGCCGAGAATCTTTTCCCACCGCCGGATGCTGTTGGCCAGGCCCGGGTAATTTTCTTCAAGGGCAAGGGCCTGGAGCCCGCACTGGCCCGGGCAGCACCAGCAAGCACTACGGACGAAGCCCATCGAGTACCCTTCCCAAAGCGGGGCCTTAAAATCTGTTAGCAGCTGCTCTGCGTTCGCGTCGGTCAAATTGAAGCAGGGATGGTAAGCCTCGAACCCAGGCAGGCTACCTAATGGGGAGACGAGACTTTTCTTGCTTCCCCTCGTCGATTGATTCCCCCGGCTGCCGTCGAGCAAAAGAGTCGTTTCTTTCGGGAATTTCTTTCTAAACGCCCCTGTCACCTTGAAAATAAATTCTGTTTGACATTTACGGTAGATCAGGGACGGCCATTGTCCCTCTTGTCGCAGCCACGCCCACCATTCCTTTTTAGGTTTCAATATGACGCACTCTGCCTTGAAAAAGTCGCAGGTCTTTTCTATGTGGGCCCCCATCCCGGGGAATTCGACGCCTACGTCACTATAAACGGCGTATAGTTTCTTATCCGGGAAATACTCCGCCATCCAGGCCAGGGCCAGGGTCGAGTCCCTACCACCCGAGAAATCCAAAATAAAGTTTTCAAACTTATCGAACCTGCGAATCTCCGCCCTCTTTAGCTTGTAGCCGGCAAGCCCCCCGGCAAACTTGATGGCACCTTCCCCGGGGCGAAAATGGAATTTATTTTCTTGCTCCCTTTGCTCCAGCTGCTCCCGGAGCTTGTCCAGCCGCAGCTGAGCAAATTCCGTGTCGCCGATATCTCTTCGTAGCTTGTCCAGCTGCTCTACCATGTCGGCAATAAACGAGCCCTGTATCTCGGGGTTGTTCAGTGTGATGTTTAGGGCCCTTTCCTGTTTTTTGTCCAGGTCCACCGTGACACAAACGACCGACTTTTGCTTGAGACGCTTTATGGCTTTGAGCCTTTGGTGTCCCCCGACAATGACATTTTTGCCGCCCCGGACGTTCACAATAATAGGCTCGACGCAGCCGAATTGCCCTATCGAATTAGTAAGGCCGGTCAAGGCGTCTTTGGAGATCGTCCTGGGGTTATATTCCGCCGGCCTAATGTCTTTTACGTTAAACTTTTTGATTTCAGGTACAATCGTCGTTTCTGCTGTTGGTTTAGCCATGACTTAACTCCTTTTCTTTTTGCAAAAAACATTTCTCGCCGTCCGGGTATTCCCTACAGACTTGCGGCTTTGCCTTGTGACTGAGCCACTGCTGCAGCAGGCAAGTGGCCCGGCCGCTTTCCGCAACAACAAGCATGTCGCAAGCACCGAAGTCCGTGTAGAACTCTAAAGGCAACTCTGCGTTTATTGCCTTGATTAAAGGGTGGGGACTGGACGTCCACGCGGAACCGCCAACTTCTTTACAGCATTTACCGCAACGCTCACAACTCATTGTTTATCTTTGTCGAACAGCTTTTTTTGAATCGGCTGCATGGTTATGCGCACCGTCTCGGCTTCGTCCATCCATAGGTCAATTTTCCCTTCCTGCTCAGAGGTCAGCGTGATGTCGGCCGTCCCCAGGCTGGAGCTCGCCCCTTTCTTTCTCGTCCGTCTCGTTATGGTTGTCTCAACCACTACCTTGTCGCTATTACCCATCAAGAGTCCTTTCTTTTGCGGGTGACAATGGCTTTAATCGCCAGCTGTCCCCATTTCCCTTTTAGTTTTTTCCGGCCGTCCCTGTCGACCAACGACCTTTTGCCCCTTCTTAAATTACCCATGTTTTCCTCGCTAACTGTCTAACTCAATTAGATTGTCTGCCACTTCGTAAAAGCTCAAGGCTCCCTTGACTGCGAACGGTACAATCCGCCGGCGATAGTCAAGGCACCAGGCCCAGGCCCCTTCATAGCATGAACACCGGGCCTCTGACTCATCGTCCGCCGTCATCGGCCGGCAATCAAAAAGTCTCACCACGCACAGACCCTTGCCGGAAGGCAGGCCTGGGAAAATTGGTTTTTTCGATGACACAATTAGCAGGTCCCCCCGGTAATTGGTCGACCAGGTCCGCGTCTCGATCGTTTTACTGCCCTGTGCAATCATGGACGCCCACGGCTGTCTGACACTAATCGCCTTCATATCAACGCCTTTCTCAGAATCTCTTTTGCCGGCTCTTCATCCATTCGCTCAATAACCTCATGGATTACAGTCACAAAATGCTCATTCAAAGCATTTGCTGTATCGAGATGGTCCAGGGCCTGTGTCATATACGCCCCGTACTCAGATAAAAATTTCTCAAGGTTGTCGATCCCCTCGATGGCCGTCTTGCGAATGATAAATTGCCTGACTTCATTCGTAAACTTCCCCGCTTCCGGTTTGGTATATGGCTCCAACCTAACATAGAATTCACCGTAGCCGTCGGCCAGGTGCAATTCGCCGGTCACTTTATCTTCCGGATTACCCAGCAAATCGACAATCTGGCTTTCAGCTTCATCTTCACAGATACAGATTATGTTCGGGGTTTTATCATCCTTCGGTTTCATAACCCCAGTTCTGTCTTCCACTCTCATTTTGTCACCTCACTTTCTGCCTTTTCAGGGTAAGCGTATGATTTTTGTGTCCAGCTTAAGATACAAGGGATGTTTTGGTTGGCCGCCGTTTGTAATACCAAGACAGGACAAATTTTCTCTGCCCAATAATTCAATCACCGCCTGGTCTCTTTTCATAAAAACTCCGTGCGCTCCCCAACATGCTATATTCAGGCCGGCCGGTTCGTGATACATGCTCAGGAAACTATTGTTCTCAGGGCCGACAGGATCTTCTGCCTTCATCAAATCTTTGGGGCTGGTCGCCCTGTATGCAAAGAGGTTCAGCATATATATCCCATCAAAACCCCATCTTTTAGCAAATCCAATACACCGTATTATTGTGGGGTCATCCTGGGTTTCGTCGGCGGTCGATGGATTCAAGCCGATAAACATTACATGGTGCTCTGCCGGATCACCATGCCTTCCACCCCCCTGCCAGGTCCGCCACAAGGCATATCTGTATTTACGACAGTCTGATAGTTGAGCACCTTTTATCATTTCAATTCCACCTGAGCGTTCTTTCAAATCGCCGGCAACAATCATCAATCACGCAAGCCTCCCTGAGCATCCCCTTGTAAACCTTCTCAAGTTGGCACCTGTGGTCGGTTCGGTCGGTTGCAAATAATGGGGTGTTCTGGAGTGGGACACAGAAACCGCTCATTATCTGATTGCGCTCTGAAATAATATCTTCGCTAAGTTTCATTCCTCACCCATTTTTCGTAATAACGGCAAAAACTCCTCATCAATTATTCTTTTCCGCTCGGCTTGCCGTTTATGATGCAAACTCTCAAATCCCTCATCATGTGCAATCATTTCTTCTCTAAAGAACTCTTCGTCTCTTGCCTGCATTTCCGGCTCCATATCCAACACTTCCTGCGAAGCCGGATTCATCGGCGTACCTTTTACCTTATTCTTAAAAGGCAAATCCCAGTTGGTGATTATCGCCTCCCAGTCAATCTCATCAGGAGAGGCATCCGCGAAACCAGCTCGCATAATACCTGCGAACTGTTGCTGAATATGTTCTAATCGAAGCGCATCGGGGCTTAATGTCGTAAATATCAAGTTGACTGGATAAGTGTTTCTAAGCCAATCGTGGACAGCACAATTGACGCATAAGCCGGGGCCCTGGGCAAAGCGTAACATTTTTGCCTTTTCGCCCGGCTGGCCCGACAACCTGCAAGGCAAACCGCACCTTTTACACTCAATGCTTTGCTGCGTATCTTTTGTGTCGAATAATGGCTTTTGCTCATTCATTATGTCACCTTCTCACTTTCGCCTGGCCAACAGCTGGACAGGCTGCGTCGCGTTGTTGTGCAGGAGCTTTGCAATCTGTTTGTTCCGAAAACGCCTGGTCTCTTCAATGCCTTCCGTCCGGGCCGTCTTTAGCTTTGCGTCGAGCGTTCCAGACGTCACTATGTGAAGTGGCAAAAACGGTATTTTCATTATAGACAAACCCCCCTTCCCCCCCCGGACGGACACGGTTTTTGGGCCAAAAAAAAGACTCGTTGCGCGCCACTTCCGACCGCAGGTTGTGTTAAAGATTGGGAAGGACCCGGGCCGTTTGAACCGGACACGTCCCTTTCGGGGAACCTTGTTTCCAGCCCAATAACAGGGGGGGGGCTCATGTCCGCCCGGACACGGCCGTGTCCGGATTGCATTTCCGGGCCGCAAACGGGGTGCACCGGACATGGGTCGGACAAAACGTGTCCGGACAGGAAAACGCCCCTTTTTGCCCTTGTTGTAACCGCTTGCTCCATAATCCTTTATGTCCGTGTTGTACGTTTACTTAGATTCTCATACAATGACAGCTGTTTAAGCCTACAAACTGCTTGCTGTCCGTGCTTATTTGTGCATGACATAAATCGCCGCCGCAATCATCAGTATCCCCATTGAATCCAGAATGTTTTTGTCCCTCAAATCCTTCATTAGTACGAGCCCCGCCGTAGTCGTGTCATACCCTTGCCGGGCAATTAAAGTCTGTAAGGCGTTGCGGAATGGTTTTATCTTCGACTCAAATTCCCTCCCGAATAGGTCCAGGGCGGACTGGTGACACTCTGCGATTTTCTCCACTATAAGTACCGATTTGAGATAACTATCGTCTATCATTTCAAGGGTCTCCCTTAGACATCGAAATCTTCCACCAATCGGCGGCGTTCTTCGTTTGCGGTCCGGGCGTATATCGCGGTCGTTTCGGGTTTGGAATGTCCCAATTGGTCCATGAGCATCAACAAGTCTTTGTTCCTGCTGTAGAATAAAGTTCCGTAGGTATGCCGGAGCTTGTGGGGCGTGACATGCCCCACTCCAGCTGCCTTGCCCATAAGGACTATTTTGCTGTAGAGACTTCTATAGCCCAGGGGTTTGTTTTCCTCATTGAGAAAAAGGAAACTGTTCGGTTTCGCTGATTTGCGGTATTTCTTTATAAAGCCCGCGAGACGCAGAGCAAACGCCGTGGAGACTTCCACCGACCGCTGCACAAGCCGCTTGCCCTCTCTTACGTCAATTACCATTTTGCCGTGACAGTGCGGCAGGTCTCTCATTTGCAAGTTTATAAGGTCCGCCGACCGCAGGCCGCTGTTGGCTAACAGGTCCACAATCATAAGGTTGGTAGCCGCCCGGCGTTCCGCAAACAAAGAAGTGGCCCGGACCAGTTGGGTAGACAGAAATCCCTTTAGCCGAGCCAGTTGGTCCTTGGTAAGATAACGGTCGGGAGCCAGTCCCCCACTATGCCTCTTTTTTTTCTTTTTCTTTTTCACGTCCCGGTGTGATCTCCCCAGGCTTTTTTGGGCCATCGCCATTGTGCTAATCCATAAGCAGACAGCAGCCAGAAAATAGCAAAGGTAATTGCCTGCTCATATTCCTCGATTTTGATGTTGTGCCAACACCACCAGGCGTTGCTGATGAGCCAGCACCAAAAGCCCTGCCATTTCTTCTGAACATTTAAGACTGCACCTGTAAAGGCGATGATGCAAACGAACCAATTCATTGAGTCCCTCTATTCTCTTTTGGCCTTCCGCTTGTCTGTGTTGATAAAGGGGACGCCGCTCAAATGCTGAGCCAGGTCCTCTTTGATGAAGTAATCTTTACCAAAACGTCGGCAGAGCTCGATTGCCTTTTCCCCGAATTTCCGCCAGTCGATTTCGCTTGGATGGTGATTCAGTTTGCCAATCCTGAAAAGGTCCACAAAGTCGTGCGTTTGCCGGATAATGTCCAGGGACGTTCTTGCGTCAATCACCGGCTCAAGGCTGACCCATGTCTCTATGCTCTTTTTCTTCGCGGCTATAATGGCCTCGAATCGGTCATGGGGCAAGGCGGCCCAGGGCTCCAGCTGGCGGGACGCGGCCGGGTCCGTAAAAGTCAACGTGGTCCCGAAAGCGTCATGCGGCCCGTATAAATTGAAGTCACGCACCGCCCATGTCCCCCCCTTAGTTAGAATCTGAAAAGGTATATCGAATTCTCGCAGGATTTTTATCACTTCCCGCGTTGTCCGAGTCCGAGCGTCCAGGGGTTGGTACGGGTCGGTGGTAAAACAAAGCAGCACCCTCTTGTCCGTCCCCTTATGTAGTGGGGCCTCGCGGCGTAAGAGCCCGAGCACGTCTCTGCGCACTGTTTGTTGAATAAAGAAGTCCTTGTTGTGGGTAACGGCAGGGCCATAGCAATATTGACAGCCGTGATAACAGCCCGTATAATGATTCAAGGCAAGCCAAGCATATTCCTGGGCCCTGCCGCTTGGTTCGTAAATAATCCCCACTTTTCTGCTCCTGTCAATGGCGGGCCTTTATTACGGCCACCTTTTCTTTGGTCAGGGCGGATTGCTTATCCCCGTGTGACTCTTTGAACATCGCAGACACGACAACTGCTTCTTTCGCGGGAGAGCCTTTGAGTGCCTCTTTGAATGACTCTCCACCTACAACCACTTCCTCCAGGGCCGTGTCACTCTCTGCTTTTTCGACCAGGGCTTTTTGTTTCTTTTTCCACTGCAGGTAAGCCATTAAAAGGCCCAGGACCGTTGTAGCGAATAAGGTCACGGCTTCCGGGCTTTCCCAATCGACCTTCAAGCCTTCTCTGCCACCCTGTAGGGTGAGTTCCGTAATTATGAGCTTCTCTAAAAGGTCCTGGTTTGCCTTGATTTTCTCTCGAATTATTTCCTTCTCGGCTTCGTCCGCAGTCTGCTCAAGCTGCTGTTCGTACTCGGCGTTCTGCTGTTCCAATATCTGGATGTCCTCCTGGACGTCCTCCTGGGCCTGCCTGAGAAGATGGTCCACGGTAATTCCGCCGGCGGCTCCAGCGCCTACCAGCGCAAGCGACTCGAAGCAACCGCTCAGCAACAACAACATCACACACATTACAATCCATTTCGTCTGTTTCATTTTTTGCTCCTTTCTTAAAAAACAATCAACTACGTAGGGCCGCTACGTCGCGGCGTTTTTTCGCTTGGAATTCCTTTGGGGACATCGGCGGCTTTTTTCTTTTCCGGGCTTTCAGTTGTGCGCTGAGATTTTTGCTGGCCTTCGTCGGGCCGACTGTTTTGCCTTCTTTGCGGGCCCCGTTCAGAGCCTTTACAATATAACCCGCCTCAAGTACAAACTTGCCGCCGCTGGATTGCTCTTTGGCCAGGCCGTTCTTGATGACTTCCTCAATGCTTTCCAGGGGCGTGTGCTGGTCGTAGACCATCTTCCTGGCCACTTCCTGGTCAACATCATATCGCATCAAAAGCGTAATGGCATAGTGGCGAGGGTCCTGTTTTGAAGATAAATCCCTTTGTGGAGAAACTTTCCCCCTATTATCTGTAATATTCGGTGTAGTATTATCTTTACTATTATGGGGGGCATTTTTGTCGCGAGGCTCGGGAAATTTTTGTCCCGAGCCAAGGGCATTTTTGCCCCCAGGTAGGGGCATTTTTGTCACCAGGTAGAGCCGGCGTTTATTGCCGGCCGGTTTGTCTATTTCAGAGCGTATGTGCCCCTTCTCGATGAGTTGGGAAATCCACCGCTTAACAGTGCGGGTGTCTTTGTTGTAGAGGGAAGCGAAATAGCTATTTGATGCCCAACAAAAACCTTCTTGGTTACACAGGGCTGTGATTTCGCCGTAGAGTAATTTTGCGTTGGCCTGCAGTGAATCATCGTACCGGACGTCTGCAGGTATTATTGCGTAATAGGATTTCTTAACCTTGCCCGGCATAGCTCAGCCCTTCCCTGGCCGCTTCGGCTAATTCCATAAAGCCAACTTCGTTTTCAAGTATTTCGAGGGCTTCGTCCTCTGTATCAAAACAGCCGAGAGACAC